ACTTATCAGAATGATTACAGCGTAAGCGTTTCGGGTAGCAATAGTGGAGGCGGCTCAGGTGGCGGCTCAGGGCTGTCTAATATGGCAAATGCCGTAGGATATTCCGCATTAAATAATAATCAGGCCGCAAGATCACAATCAACACTTAATGGTGTAAATTCTGCTGTAAATGCTGCATTCAATGCTGAAATGATGACAGGAGCAGGTGATCGAATTACTGATATCAATAAGAGTGTTAATACAACTCCTGATTATTGGAATGCAAAAGCAAATCAACAGCAAAACTTTGCAATGGGTGATTTAGCTTCTGTAAATACTACGCCTTATAAACAAGCTGTAACCAAACAGTCTAAGCAGCCTGATTTTGCAAAAATGATGGAAGACTATATGAGTAAGTTGAAATAGTTAGTATTAAACATATGGGCTATATAGATGACGTTATCGCAAGGCGCTAATAATCAATTTACAGAGATTCTCTCAGCAGCTAAGGAGCGAAGAGGAGATCTGCCAGTTGACACAATGATTGTTGCTTCACATCTCTCACAGATGCGAACATTCATTTTGCGTAGAGGAATTGAGTTTTACTGTGAACAAGATTCATATGGCAAGCGCAAAGAGTTCTTAGAAAAACTCTACGAAGACAACATGCTTGAAATGAAACTAGAAAGCGTTGTTGACTATTTCTTGTGTGATGGTCAAGGGCTTTTCTACTTCAGGCCATCCAACGACTCATATCAACTACTGTATTTCCCTAAAGACAGTTACAGATGCTATCGGGATCAAAACGGCGATATGGAAAGCGTTGTGTTGATCTACAGTTTCAGCGTAAGGCAGCCCAGCCTTGTTGATTCATTTTCAAATCCTGGCGCTCGTGGAGGAAAAAAGAAATACATTCGTTTAAAGGTCTACAAAGATCGAATTGAACAATTGATTTCCAACGAAAAAATTGAGTTTGAAGATGAAGGCAGCGGAATGCCGAACCTAACTCAACCTGGAAATACAGAAATTCTTACAAACAGTCTTGGGTTTATCCCAGCAGTAGAGGTATTCAACCATCTCAACTGCACAGGACAAAACGTAGGACGTGGCGAGTTTGACTGGATTAGTAATCAAATTCTTTATCACGATGATCTCGTGCGAAACATTCGTAAGAACATGAAGTTCTTCGGTAACCCAACCCTTGTCTCTAGTCGCCCCAAACACGACATTGTAGAGAGTGGAGAAGAGCAGCCCTTCAGGCCCACTATCAGCTCTTCAGCGGGCTTCTACTCACCTGATAGGCCCAGCTCTAGAAACAGTGCACCTTTTGGAGGAGCATCACCTCTTGATGGGCAGATCAAAGTACCTAGAGTAATTGCAAACTTAGAGCCAACCGATCGAGTCAGCTATATGACACCTGATAGTGTCTCGGGTGATCAAAACATGTACGTAAAACAGTACAGGTCTGAAATCCGTTTAGCCTTGGGTGGCGTTGACGATATTGATTTTAACTTAGCATCAACAGCGTATGAAATTAAAACATTGTATGGACGTGTAGCTGCAACAGCTGAGAAAAAAGCTCGTGCGTTATTCACCTTTGGATTATGTAAGCTGTTATCAATGATAATCGTTCACGAAGAGAATTTATTTCAAGAATCATTTTCACAAGCAATTGGTTTAGAAAAACCCGAAGTTCCCCTTCAAGAGCAGTTTGGTGAAGATCAAGAGGCTTATCAAAAAGAGTTTGTGAAGTACCAGAAAGCCCAGAAAAAGTTTATTGAAGAGAGAGAAAAGAAGTTCCGTGCTACACTTGAGTCAGGCAACATTCCCCCAGGAGTTGTTGGTCTCATTCCCGACGGAAGCACTAAAGTTTCTTGGCGTTGGATGGGCGAAGTTTTTGAAGATGATTCACAAGACATATTGAATAACAGTATTGTCGTGAGAAACCTTCAAGAACTAGGCGTCGATTCTATCGAAGCTTTGAAATATCTCTTCCCCAGTAAAACGGATGAAGAACGAGCAGCAATGCTCAGTGGCTATCCCTTTAGGATGGTTCAACAAACACAGCAATCTTTAAATGCGTTTATTGGCTTATTGAATAGCCTTTACTCGATACCACATCCCCAGACGCCGAATTTACCACTAGCGTCTGACCCAAATCTCGATATAACGGGATTCCTATATAGATCATTAGAATTTTTACGTAAGGAGTTAAGTTACAGTGGAAGGTACAAACCAAGCAGTAGCGACAGCAGGCCAGACAAACTCTCCGATGCCGACAAGCGTCGCTCCGAGCTCGGCCTCCCAACCCGCGATGAACGTGCCGTCGACCTACCAGGCGTCACCTCAGGTACCGGCACAAACACAAATGCCGCAGCACCAGGGTTACCAAACAGCGGCGGCCCCGCAGGCTTCGGTGGGAACACCAGCGCAAGCGGCGAATCCTTGGCAGCAGGCATTCCAGGCGCTTTCCGCAAGTCTGAATACGCCCAGCCAATCCCAAGCCCAGGTTCCATACTCGGCTTACCAGACACCGACACCTCAGGCCAGTACCCAGGCAACGTGGGCTTCTCCGGCAACTCAAATATCGGCCCAACAGGCGCAGCAGACTTATTCAGCCCCAGCTTCAACCCAGGCTTATTCGGAGCAGCAAGTCCAGCAGTTACTGAACAGTCAGCAGGCACAACTGGTCAACAGTCTGCAAAGCCAAGGCCAAAGCGTAAGCGCTCCTGACGCATACCTCAGTCAAATCTCTGACACAAGCCTTGAAGTTCTTGAGCACTTTGGTGCTGAAGCTCCCGCTCTTCTTAATCAGTATGCATGTGCTGTTGAAGATGCACTGATTGAGCAAGTTCAGCGTGGCAACGATATGAACCTGATGCTTGATGCAGCCGGTGAAGAGCGTGCAGCCATGAACATCATGCTGACTGATCCTGACATTCTTGCCGACTACGTCAATGATTTCTATGGCCCTGAAGGTCCTTATCCGACATTGACTGACGAAGAGGCACAGTATGTTGCACAAGAAGAGGCTCGTACTCAGTTTGCAGAAGAAATCCAAGCACAAGAAAATCGCCAAGTACCTGCTAACTTCCAGCGTCCAACAATGGACATGCCCACACCTGCACAGCAGCAAGGCAATGGAGCTGCAAACTTCTGGGGCGACTTCAGTCAAATGATGGATTCAAATCCTGAGCAAGCGTGGCAATATCTGGCACAGGCTCCTAACGGTGCACTGCAAGCCAAAATGCTAATTCAAGACGCTTGATAAAATAGAGTTAATTAGGAATAGAAACATGAGCCCTCAGCGTATTAGTCCACTAGCTGCAGCACCCGTTGCACGTACAACATATGCTGAGGCTTCAGCACAGCAGGGCATTGGTGGAATGACTACCGGTGTTCCTGAAATCGCAAATATGGATGACATGGGCGGGATGTCAAAGCCTTATGTCAATTCACAGCCTGAGCGCAACCAAATGCTTATGGCACAGAACATCCAACAGAACACCCAAAGCGCAGCCCCTCAAGCCGCTGCCGGTGCAATGGCTGACATGCGAAAGATGCAAGTTGAAGGTTCAAATGCACAATCAGCTCAACAGCAGTTTTTGAATATGAAAATGAGCAATGTGATGGATGCCAACGAAATGGGTAACGCACTAATGGCTCTTGATAATCGGATGAAGGAAGACCCAGCTAGCTTTGTGCAAAGCATCGCAGATTCTCGTGCAATGTTTAACTGATTAAAAACGTAAATTTACTACACTATTAATAGTGTTAGTTAATATTTGCCGTGAGAAAAGCTGGTGAATTAGCAAATGATCCTGATGTCTTTCAAAGTATTTGGAAGCATCTTAAATCTGATGGCGTAGAAGATCAGGCTGCTAATCATCTGACAGCTGAAATGTTGACGCACGGCCCTGATGAATTTGAGGCATCGATTGAACAATACGAACGGAATTTAGCAAATTTCAAAGAGCGCGGATTTAATGAACATGCTTCTCAAGCAATGGCTGTTGAGAGCCTAGAGACTGGAAATAATCCGACTGAAAGTATTCGATTTGCTCGTATATATCAAGATTAATATAAGTAGAATAAATAAATATTTAGTAAATATTAATAAGTAGATGGACGAGATCATTGCTCCTTGGGCTGAATTCGCCTCACTGCCCATGTATGACGATAATGAAATTACTTGGTACACAAGAGGTAACGCAAATTTTTTAGAACAAAAGCTAGAAGAACTAGAGAGTGAAATTGGAGTAGACTTTAGAAGAGTAAAGAAAAAAAGAAAGGCCGAAATCAGATATAAGAAAATAAAGGAGTTTGATAATCCTCTGCAATTAGGAAATGCATACTGGCATCCTAATGATCCAGTATGGAGATTAAAGGTAAAACGTGGAAAGGAAAACCGATCAACACAGCTGCACGAATTTGGACATGCACTGGGATTAGGGCATCCTGAAGATCATTATGCTAATACAGATACAATAATGTCATATGCAAGAGATCGAACTATTCACAATTTCTTTAAAAGAGACAGAGAAGCAATTAAACGAATATACTTAGATTCAACTCTTGAATTTAGTGATATAAAAATCGGACCAGTCAAAATGGATGAGTTGACAGGTATAGTTCACATCGATTATATTTAATAAATAGAAAAGAACTATATGACAACAACTACAAAGGTTTCAGGTGACAGTGTTCGTGCATATCTCAGGGATATTGGGCGAATTCCACTTCTTGAGCATGACGAAGAAATTCTGCTTGGAAGAAAGGTTCAAAGATTAATGGAAATCGAAGAGAAGCGCAAAGAGCTTGAAGATTCAAATGAGCGTAAAATCGACAATACAGAACTAGCTGCGTCATTTGGCTATGAACGAATGGAGCTTGTTAGAGAGATTAGGTCTGGGCAGAAAGCAAAAGACAAAATGGTTACTGCCAACTTGCGCCTTGTTGTCAGTGTTGCAAAAAAATATACCAAAAGAAATATGGAACTTTTGGATATTATTCAAGAAGGAACTATTGGATTAGTTCGTGGGGTTGAAAAGTTTGACCCTGGCCGAGGTTATAAATTTAGTACGTATGCTTATTGGTGGATTCGACAGGGAATCACGAGAGCCATTGCTGAAAAAAGCAGAGCGATCCGTCTGCCCATCCACGTCACTGAAAATCTTAATCGATTAAAAAAAGCACAACGTGAATTGTCACAGATGAATGGGTATATGCCAACCGTATTTCAATTGTCAGAGTCTCTAGAACTTTCACAAGAAGAAATTAAAGACCTTATGTGTAAAGCTCGTCAACCCACGTCATTGGAAATTAAAATTGGAGAGAATCGCGACACATCACTTATAGATTTATTAGAAGATGAAACTCAACTCCCAGATGACATACTTACCGCAAGCTGCATCAAAGCTGATATGAGAGAACTAATTAAAGAGCTTCCTGATATGCAAGCTTCCGTAATCAGCATGAGATACGGAATTGGAGACGATGTACTAGAGCCTATGTCCATGACAGCTATAGGTCAAATCCTTCACATGAGCAGAGACAGAGTACGAACTCTCGAACGGAAAGCTTTAAAAGGATTAATTGAAAAAAGTGAGCGAGTATGTGAATATCTATAAAATGAAGATATAGCATGCTGCTTTAAGATGGACGTCACTCAAGAAATACTAAATCGAGTTCAATCATATGGCGTCTCTAGTAACACCAATTCAAACTCCTTAGCATCAAGTAAGAGTTTAAATTTTGCCAATGGAACATCTATTGACAAGCCAATTACTCAAAGTGTTACCGCATTTCCTGTAAAACTCAAGTACTCAGATAAAGTTGGTCTATTCGGTTCAGAAAATATATTTATTAAATTTCAACTCAATATTACTGATTCAATTACTACAATCGAATCAATAGAAGAGCCCGATGGATATTTAACAGTACTTAATACACGTATAACTCTTTTAGGCGCTACTGATGATTATGAAACGGCTGTAGAAACTTATGGTGAAGAGGACGGAGACACTTCTTATGACCATGCTCAGTTTATAAGCACAATCACTAATCCAGCGACTACTAGGATTAGTGTGAACTTAACTAATTTAAAAACTGGAAACCGTTTTGTAGACAACTGGTTAGATGTCGTGATTTACGACAAAAACCGAAAAGCACATTCTTATGATTTAATGTATTTAAAACCCAATGACTTTTTTTACATTGGCTTCCACGCCAGGGCTTCTAAACGAATTCCTTTCAACATTGAATTAGAAATTGGACGTGAATATCTATCAGTCTTTAATATGACTGATCAGCAAAGACGTTATGAAGGATAAGAAGCTCCACCGGCTGGAATTGTTTTCATAACCTTTCCGCCTGAAATAACGGGGAATACATATTCTTCAATAAGCTCTAAATCAGATGTGAATACACCAACCCGACTCACTGCCCGATCCGTGGGGCCAAAAGTCCACAGACTGTTCCCATCAAATGCAATATCCAAACGTGTATCAGGAGAAGAAGGCACCATCAGCACAACATTACCATCAGTTCTTGAGACAGTAAATTTTGTGCAGTTAATGTATAAGGCTGAATTTTTATTGTCTTTCCACCAGCGACGAACTGAATGTTGATCACCACCACGAAGCGGCGTAGTAATTGTTAAATCAGAGCCTGTCTGTGCAGCTACCCTTTTTGTACCAACTAATTTAAGACTGTCAGCCATTACTAAACCCTAATGCTATATACATTCTAATTCATTTTTAGCTTCTGATCTTTTAACCCAAATCAAATTAGAAGCCTTGCAGTTTTCCAAATCTCCGTCTTTATGCTTAATTATTGAACAGCCCTTTGTTCTACCAGGAGGTGTAGGCGGAGGAGGTAAAAATGCTAATGCAACTAATGTGTGTACGGCAACGGTAATATTAGGCTTTCTTCCGATGCGCTGTGTCAAATTTACAGTGGGATAGCCGCTGCCCCTTTTACGTTTATGTTTTAGAATCCTCTCAATTTCTCCCTTTGTGCTTTTAATATCACCTAGAGCGTTGACATGGTACTCAATGCAGCATTCAAATCCAGTCAAAGTATTAATTGGTTTCCAAATACCAGTGTCAATGAAATCCATAATGCCCTAAAATATTGGGGTACTTAAAATATATCATAGTTAAAACTAGTACTATCAATATATGTGACTAAGTCGAAGTCACCTATAAACCTTTTAGCTTACGGAGTTAATCCCACATGTGGATTGATAATGATTTTCCTAAGCTTCTTGGTGCAGAACTTTACCGTCCTCATCCTGCCTACATCATTGAGATGGCAGTTGAGCCTGTGGTAGTACACGACTTCAGCAAGCAACCGGGACAAACGGTGCAACTGGATAGGTACCGCTTCTGGGGTAAGCCTGGCACTAAGGAGTCCCGTGAGCGGACTGCTGACCAAACCCTTGGCACCGCATCCGCCCGCAACATCGTGAAGGACAAGGTCCTCGTGACCCTACGTGAATACACCGGCCCCGCCGATACTCGCGATACAACCCAACCTTCAACTTTCAAAGTTGCACGTGAAACCCTGATTACAGCTCAGCGTCTGCTGCTGGATACAGGCAACTTAAACGTCTTCCACCAAAGCATTGGTTCACTTACACTTTTGGATGACTACCGCCGGTGGCGCGACCGTGTGTTTGCTAACGAACTGCTGAAAGCAGAAGCAAACGGCATGGCTGATGACGAGCAAGGCGGCTACTACCTCCCCGGTGGTAAGTCCAAGGGTGGTTCAGGCGGCACCTTGGGTGTTACCTACTCCGCTGGTGAGTCTGCCAAGTTTGACGTGACCACAGACCTCCTTGAGGTCGTTAAGGACATGCGTAAGCGCAACGTCCCCACCTTTGCTGACGGCTACTACCGCTGCATTGTGGATCCCACAGCGATGATGCACCTTCGGCAGAATTCTGACTTTAGGGAGATCGCTCGTTACCCCGGTAGCGGCATGATCAACCCCATGCAGCCGAATGCTGCCCCTAATGCCAACTTCTTCCAAGGCATGGGCCCTGCATACGGACAAGCTGGCTTCGTCGCTGGTCAACCCGTGATGCCGACTGGATTCCTCTTCGAAGGTGTCCGTTGGTTCGAATCCACCAACCTTCCCGAAACTTCATACAACCTTGTGGTTACTGATGCTGCTTCTGGTGCCGCTGATTACGGCGCATCTCAGCTGACATTCTTTGGACCTCAGGCTGTTGGTGTAGGTATTGGTGGTAACAACGCTCAAATCCTGTTGAACAATAACGATGACTTCTCTCGTTTCATCATCATGATTTGGTCCTTGTTTGCTGGTTTTGAAGTACTTAATAAGGACTTCATCACCGTTGGTTACTCATTCGTATATTGATAGGAGGTAACTAACAATGTCTATTATTTTCCCCGGTAACCAAGTAACTCACCTGAATGCATATCGCAATCAGGGTGTTCAATCTGTCCCCGGCGTCAACTTCTACCGCATGGTTGGTGTTGCCAAAGTTAGCAGCAGTCAAGTTGCTACTGTCACTCCCTACGCTCTGGAGATTCTGTCTCCTGACATGCGTCAAGATGATAAGCCTCGTATGGACAAGCCCTTCACTGTTCCCGCAGGCGCAACTGTGTACCGCACAGCTATCAACGTTGAGAACCTCAGCACAGGTGCTGGCGGTACTCTGCAAGTCACTGGCCTGTCTGGTGGTGTGACGTTGACTGCAGCTGGTGATGGCACTGTCGCTGCTTCTGGTGCAGCATCTGCATTCGATCTGTCTTCTGCGCTTTCCCCTTTGGGTAGCGAGACTGCAGTAACAGCAACCGTAAGTGATGAGCTGACAATTGTCGATTCCGATTCTTGTGCAGCAATTATCGTTGAAGTTTGCTACTACGTTGATGCACCCGCACCTGATTCTTCGGAAGTATTCCTTCCGTACAAGACTGAAGCTGGTGGCGGCTATTGATCAAATGAGTCATAAATCAAGAGCCCATAAAGGGCTCTTTTTTTGTGCTTATAATAATGAATAAGGTAACGACACGTTATGTCAAATTTATTTCAAGATACAAAGACCGGTGCCCTTGTAGAATTCATTAGCAAGCACGATAAAGAGTACGCAATGGT